CTCCTGCTTGGGTTACTTTACCATTTACAGTTAAATCCCCTGTAATAGTTCCTCCACCTATAGGTAAATACAATCCATCATGATCTCCATGATCTGTAGGTATTGTAGGCTTGTTAGTTAAATTATTATAATTTAAATAATGCGATCCTTGTTGACCATCTAATAAGTCTGCATCTAATCCTGTACCTGATCCATCAACGGTTTTAATTAATGATAATATCTCTCCTGCTGTTTGGTCGGCAGTAGCACCTGTCTCCACTTCCGAATATAATAACGCAACATCCGCAGATGTTAAACGTCTATTAAAAGTTCTTACTTGGTCAAAATAACCTGCATTACCGTTACTTGTTCCATCAGACCTATTACCAATACGAATACCTTGATCCCACTTTTGTTTTGTGGAGTTAGTATTTGTAGTTATTACTATATGATACCAATTACCTGACGTGAAGTTGTATTGCCCTGACGTGAATGCAACACCATTAATCCAGATGTCTCCTGTTTGTCCGCTAGTTGTTGTATCATTACCCCAGTTGATAGACTGGTCACTACCTGCCTGCGTATAAAGATACGACCTACCATTATTAGGGGTGTCATGCCTAAAGTCAACAATATACCCATTGTCATTTCCTATAGCCTTGTACCAAATACTTACAGCCTGTATTGCGGGTAGTCCCGCAATGTCAACATATGTACCATCGCCCTGAGTATTTATACCATGACTTCCAAACTTAGTGTCCAATGCTGTTCCAAAGGATGCTCCAGTAGAAGTTGCATTATAATTACCTCCAACATCAGTTAAGGTGTTGTTAAACTGATGTAAGGACACTGCTGAGTTGTCCTGTAAAAAATCAAACGTATCCGAAGTTGTGGTTGGGAGTGTAGTAGGTGTACCACTAAAGTTACCATAATCTAAATAATGCGATCCTTGTTGCCCATCTAATAAGTCTGCATCTAATCCTGTACCCGCACCATCATTTCTATTAGTCCATACTTTTGACCAAGGAGAAAAACCTTTATTATTTTTTGATCTAAACCAGAAATCACTAAAATCAGTTGTGTTGTGTCTTATGTCATAAAAATGTTGACCATTAATTCCTGATGTAAAAGCAGTGGCTACAACTCCACCATAACTACCTGGTGCATTCCACGTAGTATTTGCTGCTCCGTAACTAGAAAAAGTTCCACCTTTTAATAAATCCACATCAAGATCAGTTGATGCACCAATGTTACGATCAGCGGTCATTTTAAGTGCTGAGAAAAACTGATTATCAGCATCCGATACACTATAAAAATCAGTTGGTATAGTAGCACTACTAAAAGCAAGTGTACCTAAAGTTCTTTTTTGAACCTCATTACTTGCCATTACTAATGCTGTAGTTGAATCTGTATTTGATGTAAGGGAATTTAAATCAAGCGTCCCTTTTAAGTTAATTCCATTTAAGAATTCTATTGCCATGTTGTTCTGCTATTTTATTTATGATGCAGCAGAAAGTACATTTACAGTTACACTATCCGCTGTTTGTCCTGCTCCAAAAATTACTTTAACATTGTCAGTGTCAACTATTTCTAGTTCACAATGAACAACCTTATCTGCCTTGAATGTTTGAACAATTATATTTTTTGTACCTAAATTATGTGTGAATGTAAAATCAGTATCTGCATCAGTAACAGGACCTGTTCCGTTTGCTGCTTTATTTTTTACTGTGTCTAATGCAATTGAAACATTGCCAAGGTTTGTCATCGTTCCGGAACCTGTAACATCTCCTGTAAGAGTTATTTTAGGATCTTTAGTTAGAACAAAATCTAAATTCTTGTTTGTATCATCATACGTTACACTTAACCCTGTTTCTGTATTACCAGTAACCATTCCTCCAACAATATCCTTAATACTGTCGGCTGATGTTAACTGACTAGTCAATGCTATTGTACCAGTTGTATCTGGAAGCGTTATAGTTCTGTCAGCAGTTGGTTCAGCAATTTTAAGAGTTGTTTCGTGAGCATCAGCAGTAGCACCCTCAAATACAAAAGCATTTGTTACGTTTATTTCTGTTTGATTTACAGAAACTGTTGTTCCTTCTACATTAAGGTTACCCTTGATTGTTACAGTATCAGAGGCAGCGTCACCTAAAGTTACGTTACCCTTAACCTTTAAAGTAGCATCAATTACAGCCTTACCATCAATCTGAATATCATTAAACCGTACATCTGACTCTTCAGCAACTACTTGACCAATTGATATTTTACCTGAATCAGAGATAGTAACCCCTGTTCCTTCACTAATATATGCCTGAACAAGTGCATCAGTATACTGTGTGATAGTAGTTTTAATTTCACCATTGGTGATTTTGATACCTGTCCCTTCTGAAAAATGTGCTCTTACTTCTGCTGCACTTGGTCCTGTATAAGTGAATTTACCTGTAGTATTATCATAAGTAAAACTACCATCTCCACCTGCATCTACAGCAGAAACCATCGCTCTTACTTCAGAAGCAACTAGTTCATCTTGTAGGTTCAACCAAGCAGTTCCATCATAGAACTGAAACTTATCTAATGTAGTATTAAATATAACGTGACCTGCCGCAGCAGTCATAGCGTCTCTTTGAGTTGTAGTTTTATTATCTAATAGGACATTCTTTAATTGATTGTCGCTTAGATTAATATGATGTAAGTATTCTATTGCCATAACTTTTTAATTTAAATATACTTTTCCTGATACGAGGGTGTTAAACGTGATTTTAATAACATTCAAATTTACATATTCTACTGCACCATACACAATATTATCGTTGTCGTCAACGAGTGTGACAGAAGGGTTTTTTCCTAAACTATGTACCACCTCCCATTCCTTGGATGATTGAGCAAATGTTTTATCGTATGTTTTGAATGGATTATATTCTGGAACTTTTTGTAAAGAATTCCAATCCACACTAATCCCAGTTGAATATATTTGAAGTGAAATTGTTTTTATTTCTTCTTGAGTATGAGTTCTAGGAACATCGTTTCTTAATATTGCTAATATGTCTCTTACAATATCTGTATTATCATCATCGGATAAACCTGCGTCTAATCTTCTGACTAAAAGGTCAAAACTAGTAATTACAAACTCATAGTTTTTTGTATATTTTTCATATAAGGATTTATTGTAACCATCATATGTTTCAACTAAATTTCTTAATGAGTTAAAGTAAGATATCATTTCCAGTTTTGTTGGAACAGCAAATACTTTTACTATGTCTTTTTTTTGGCTTTTTGACTTAACACTAAACCAACTATAATTTTTATGGATATGAATCAGGTTGACTTCTAGATCAACTGTATACTTAGTGTCATATAATTTAGAGGAATCATCTGCTAAAGAGAACTCTCTATCGGCTGTTGTAAGACCTTGTGTGATTTGGTTTGATATTGATGAACCTGACTTGCCGTTTTGGGCTACAAAAAGCCTGTTAATCTTTGACAAAGTGTAATTAGTAACATTGTAACTAGGAGTTGTGTCTTTAACCTTTACTAAAGGAGTAAATTCATTTATATCCTGAAAAGAAGTAAGTACTATTTTATTAAAATCGTATGAAATAGTTTTTGTCTTTTTAACAGGTGTAGCGTCTCCAACAGTATAACTATATTCAACTTTATAAGAACCTTTACTTACTTGACCATCACTAGGTGATAAAGGTAATGTGTAATCATATGTTTTATGAATAAGTCCCGCTGATCCGCTAAAATAAATTACATTTCCTTCTATGTCTGGTGAAGATAAAGCCGGTAATTTTCTAATTATACCATCAGGTCTAGTTATTTGAATATATACCTTAACTCCTTTTTGACCAGAATCATAGGTTGACATGTCCGATACCTTCAACTTTGGTGTTGAGGTTAAATCGAATTGAATTGAAAAATCTACAGAAACAGTTCCTGCCTCATTAGTGAATGTGCTCATACATTTTAATAATAAAAAAAGCCGGTCACAGTACTTAATTTCCTGTGACCGACCTTAAACAAACCAACAACAAATTATTTAAGCAATTTTACGATTTCTTCGTAGACTAATTCCCCATTTTTGTTACTCAGAACAAAGTTAGTGAAGCCTTGTAGATAACTTGACTTAGAAGATCTTGGAACCTGTATAATTGTCTCGCCAGTTGCTACCCATGTGAAAGTACTTGTTGCCTTATCAAAGCGAATTACTTTCTTATCAATAGCATTTTTACATGTTGCTTGTATAGACTTATTTTTATCCTTACTTAATGTCATAAAAGTGGTTGGATCTTTTTCAGCCATCACCTCTAATTCATCTCTAAGTATAGATATATCTCTTTTCTCGTCTTTATTTAAAGATGCGGTAAATTCCCTTACCTCAGCAGCAGAAAGTTCAGCAGCGACATTCATAGCGTCTCTACGTAAATTTCTTTCCTTTCTTGCATTAGTAGCCTTTTTCTTAGGTTCTATTAATTCAAATAAAGGGTTTACACTTTTATCTCTATTAGGATTTGATTTATTGTAATTACTTAACATTAAATACTGAAAGACCTCTAAGTCTCCAGTTTTACTTCCTCTAAGTAACATTTTACCTTCTAACTCTTTGTAGAACGCTATAGTATTAAGAATAGGTACTCCACCAACTCCTAAATTTTTAATAGCAGCAATATCCACATATTCTTCTGATGCCGGATCATAAATACGATCAACTTTAGGCATCATTGCTACTGAAGGCATTATTTTTTTTCCTGGATTTTGAGGGTCATTCTTCACGTTTAAATATTGGAAGACTTTAACCTCATCTCTTTTTAACATAGGTGGTTTCACTATGTTATTGAATTCTTTTGTTTTTATCATAATTGTTGGGTTTTAAAAAAAAAGAGAGGGAACCGGAATCCCCCCCCCTTTCTTAAAGTTAATTAATACTAAAATCCTGTTACAAGTGCACAGTGTTCTTTTCCTAAAACTTCTAGACCCATAATAGCCTGGTAGTTTACGTCAAGAATTGAATCAGCACTAGTTGGAGTTGGAGCAAGTCCACCTGTCAATGTTTCTCTGAAAGAAAAGTTGTTTCCATCTCCTTCTAAGTAACGTACTTGTAGGTAATCTTGTGATCCACCACCACCGGCAGTTTTAACTTGTCCAGTAGGGATTAAGTAAATTTCACCTGATCCTGTTACTGTAGATCCTAGTTCATTATGGTCAAGAATAGAAAGTTGTTTCTTATTCCATGTTCTACCATATAAACTGAATTTGTCAACACCTAAATCAATAGATCTTCCATCAACAGCAAAACGTGCACTAGTAAAACCAGTACCATCTAAACCATTTAATGCATTATCCATTTTGATATTAGCATCAGTACCTAACCACATCCAGTAATCTTTTGGTGCTCTTGCTTTGTTAAGAGCCTTAGTAAGATCTGTTAATGTTGTAAGTACATTTGAATTGAAATCAAAAGGAGATCCTGAGTTAAGGATACCACCTGCTCTTAATTCTTCACGAAGACCATTAGTAGTCTGTACAGCAGCACCATCGGCAGCACCTGTATTTGTCATGTCTCCTACTGTTGCTCCTGCATAGTAGTCACCTGATCCTTTACCAAACATCAATGAGTTAGAGATATCTCCTCTAAAACGTTGTAATGCTTCGTAAGTACCTTTGTACATGAAGTAAGGCTTACCTTTATACTCAACAGTGATTTTTGATGCTTTAGCAACATCAGAAATTCTGTATTTGTTTTTAAAGATTTGCACTCTGTTTGACTGCTTAGTCAATCCGTACTT